TAAAAATATGACAGAAGACGAAATCATAAAGGCCTACCTTTCGCGCCTGGGTAAGAAAGGCGGGAGCGTCAAAGGATCTTGCAAAGCACGCAAGTTATCGCGGGAGCATTATGCCAAGGTTGGCAAGGCGCAGCGGGAGCGTTGGGATAAGTTTCGGCGGGAGCGTCAAACGGAAGCGTAGCCTTTCGCGGGAGCGATAGCCCTATAAGGGGTGTGTAGAATAGCCCTATAAGGGGTGTGTAGAATAGCCCTATAAGGGGTGTGTAGAACAGCCCTATAAGGGTACTATAAACGGCAGTCTAGCGTCCGATACGGCAGCAGCAGGCTTTGTTGTCTAGCGGTTCAACCTTGAACTTGATGGTGTATTCTGATGGCTTCACCTGGAGTGAAGTATTCAAGCATCCATTCTTTGCTGACGATTTGCGCTTCGGTTTTGAAGTAGTCGCGTGCTTCTTGGCAATATTCATGGAACTCTTTTGTACTCTGCCATCGCAATCTTTCAAGTACAACCCCTTTCAAATTTAATTTTTCTCCAAGACTTGCTTTAATGTTTTTGCCAAGTTTTGCAAATTCTTGTGGGGACCACGGCGGGAGGTTTATGATTTTCTTAAACCTTTGTTCTATTCGCTTGTTGACGTACTCACATCTTTCACGGAATGTTTCAAAATACTTGCTGCTAAGAACGCAATTGCAGTCCTTGCATGAGTAGGTTCTTATCCCTTTAGAGTTAAGCGTGCCGTTTCTTACGATGCTGTCATCAAAATAGGATACCGCTATGACATGGTCTATTGAATTGGCCGTATCGCCACAATAAGTACAGATTCCTCTCTGTCCAAACAGATAATCTGGTATAAGATGCCTAATTTTAGGGGTATCCGCGTTCAATTTTGACATAAAAACCTCGCCACGGGGCTATAAACGCCAAATTAGGCCATCTAGGCGCGTCTTTGGAGCCGTACTCGTCACCAGTTCTTGCAGCTCCAATACCGCGCTGTCAGCTTGCTGGGAGGGTTGCTATCACACCCGTGCCTAGCTCTAAAGCTACGCCTGCGGTCTGGATTGCTCTTCTTGATGCTCATCTTAGGGTCGCCATAGCGGATGGTCTTGCTCTCACCACCCTTGCAAGCCCGCACCACAAACTTCTTCGGTCCCCCTGGAGTCCTTCGGGGTGAGTTACAGGGTAGGTTACGAGGGTTCATGCTTCATCGACCTCATCAGTGTCAAAATCATCAGGAATCGAGTCCTGAAGCGATTGTAGTGCCTTCTGATGGCTCTCAAAGAAGCCTGACAGCCTCTTTACTTGCTCTGTCAGCCCATTCCACTGTGCCTCGAATACCTCATAAGAGCAGTTGGCATTCATATCGTCTACCAGTTGCCCTAATAGCCTCAAGACGCTGTGGAGTTGAGCGTTCTCTGCTTGAAGGAGGCCAATGAACTTATGCGCCAGCTTCAGTTGCTCGCGGTCAAGAGGCAAACCCACCCTTCTTTGCTTTCATCATCCGGTAGATGCGAGGGCTGATGGTGCTTTTAGATTTAGGGCGGCTAGTCCCGGCCTTCCGGCGGGCGTTGATGTTGGCGTATAAGCCTGGTCGGTTTGATTTCATTTCGCGATTGTATCACGCCAATGTTTGTTTGTCCAAAATACACGCCAGAGTTGCCGCTTCGGAAAGCACCGCAGGGAAGGGGGAGGGGACGGGACAAAGGGAGTCCCCTTCCCCTGCTTTCCTTCGCGTCTTATGTTTATATGTATATAAGGGTCTGACTGCTCAAGGAATGATAGTGTTTTGAAAGTGGATTAGAAAGTGGTCTGATTGGCAATATACAAGCCGCTGTCAGACAATATCTTGTTAGCTTTGTGAAGGCGTTTTAGATACCTATAAAAGGTGCTTTCGGATACTTCCAACTTTTCAATGATATGACGACATAAATCACCCGCCTGCCACTGCTTGCTACCCATCTCGGTTAAGAACCTTTTATCGTCAACCGCCTTGTGCGCCCCTGGCTTCTTTAGCTTATCTGGATTGAGTGAGAAGTTGGCTTGGAACAGCGGGTAATTCCACTGCACGACAAAGCTATCGACTGGCGGGAAGTTACGCAGCGTGATGTCACAAGTGTAGCTCTTCTCATCCTCCTCGTGGGCAGTCAGAACGACCAACGTATCTGGATTACGGGCGAACACGCCCGACCCACTGAAGCGGTCAATCGACTCTGCACCCGACTTGTTACCCTTGCTGAAATGGTGTGAGAGGATGATCGACAAGTTGTGGCGTGTGGCTAGGTACTCAAACTCATTCATCAGGCTGGACATATCGCCTGCGCTGTTCTCATCCCTCTCACCCATCAGCATATAGTTTGGGTCAAGGATGATGGCTTGGTAGCCCTTCCCTTCGATCTGCTTCTCGATCATCGGTCGGATGAGAGTTAAGTCGGCAGCGTGGCCTCTCAGCGTCCATGTGTCAAAATCATCAGCCTTATCTTCCAGTCCCTTTGCTTTGATAACATCAGCCAACCGATTGCGGAACGACCACTCTTGGATCTCAAAGTTAATAAACAACACCCGCGCCATCTTGCACTCCTGCCCCCACCACGGCACTCCGGCGTGGAGCGATAAGGCTAGGTCAATTAAACTCCAACTCTTAAACGCCTTGCTCCCCCCACCCAGCAACATCTTGCCCCCTCTATGCAACATCCCCTCAATTAGCGTCTCTGGTGCGGGTAAGTCTTCCTTGATAAGTTGTGCATAAGATTTAATCGGCGGCCACTCATCGGTCTTCGGCTTGATACCAAGTGCTACGGCTGGTTCTATCATTTTCCTCCTTTGCAAAACCAAAGCAGGCTTTGCATCTTGTCGTTTCTTTTTGACCCAGGAATCCTAACGGGTTGACTGGGTTTGAATGTTGCAGGATCGCACCCTAACGGAATAAGAAAAGCCTTTAACTGATCCACCCACTCATTCTTTGGTGGCATCTCAAACCAACCATGCAAGCTCTTTCCGCCGGTATCCACAACAGCGTGTAGTTTCATGTTAAACAAATCGCGCATCAGTTGGAACACCGCGCCCATCTCTGGCTTGGTTAGTACATCAGACTCGACAACAAGGAACACCCTATGCTCAACGGTGTCATTGGATCTGCTAACCGTGTCTGGCTTGTAGGTCGCGCCGGTCGTGTACTGCCCGATTGGCTCGTCTAACTTCTTCCAATCCCAAGCTGACCTAAAGTTCTGCGGGTGTCTTCCGCTGTCCTTGACATCACCAATCCAGATATTGTCAGCGACATTGAACATGGATAGGAACAAGTGATAGTCTTGCGCCGGATCGCCTAACTTAACTGGACTCTCCTCGTACATATCGGCTGGGTCCCAATTGTAGTGAGTTAGGTATCGTTGCTTGTTTGACTCAGCAATCGTCTTGATCCTATCCAACACCTCGGCGTGCGGGTCTTTCTTGATGATTAACTTGGGCGTAGCAGTACCACCCGACATAATGTTGACTGGCTTGTAGAGAACATCGCCACCTATAGCTCGGCGCAGCTTGCGGTTAGCCTCATCTCGATACGGCGTGCAGGAAGTATGCCAACAGAATATGGTTGGTGCGCCATCCACAAACACCGTTGTGTCACGGATGCGAGTGTGGCTGGTGTGTGCCGCTTCCCCAGGACACTTGCACAGCCCGTGGTTCTCGGACTGCCAATCCACTTGGCCTACGATCTCTTCAGCTTGGCGTTGTGCGGGGGTCATAAAATTCAAACTGGCTGCTGATTCAAGAGGCGAACACACACTGAGGAACTGCCCGCCGCAGGATCTCCCTGCGGACCACAACGCCAGTTAGTTATTTGCTTTCTTTAACTTCCTCCACCACCTTCTTAGCCGCCTCGACAATATCCTCGGCTGTTATATTGCGCAGTGCATTGCACCACATCTGCGTCTTCTTGGTGCGGTTGGTTGCGTCCTTACACTTAGCTTGTGGCAACCCCCCATGCGGTCGGCAAGGCGCGTGCGGGCAAGTATCGGGTTTGAATACTGGTACTGACTTAGGGTAAAAAGAAACGCGATCTTTTGGATCGTATGAACCCCACAGCGACACGCACGGCGTATCCAACCCAGCCGCCATGTGTGTGACCGACGAATCCGGCGCAACCACAAACTCTGCTCCTTGAATGACAGGGAACAGCGTGCGTATGTTTGCCGTGGCGTTAAATAAATCCACCACCCTCTTGCTGTCTACTCGGAAGTCTACTGACTTATCCATTCCGATAATGACTGCATGATGGTCGGGGAACGCTTCCAGCAGAGCCTCGACCGCCAGCTTACCCAGCGCGGGCGGATAGGTGCGGGTCGGACCGCTAGACGAAACATGATAGGCAAAATACTTAGGAGGTAGCGGCCAGAGATTTAAATTCTTTAACTCATCGGTATCGGGCTGGACTGTGTAGAGGTAAGGCTTCTTGTACTTAACATCGACCAGTCGAATATCCCCAGCCCTGCCATTGACATCCGCCACAATCCCTTCCGCCCCCATCCACAGGTAGATCCTATCGTAGTGATTGCCAGCACCAGTGCCAAGCTCCGTGCCGCCTACCTTGCCGCTGAACAAATCATCCAGCACAACGTGCGCGTCGTAGGATGCCCATGCCTCGGCGGTTGGGGGTAATGGCAACAGCCGCGCTCCCAGCCCAGCGTAGAGAGGCATATTGCGGGCGGGACAGTAGACATCGACCGCACCCCCCGAAGTCTCGGTTAGATATCGGATCACCCCTGTTGCCATGATGGCATCGCCGATTGCACCAGCGCGGTAGACCGCTGTTGTCCCACCCTCGGCTCGGCCTGGGTAGTACGGCTTAATTAAGTGCGGTACGGGTATCGCGTCTGTGAACGGTGGGTTGACTAATTCGTCGGGCAGGATGTAGCTACAGCGCGGCCACAACTTGTTGTCATCGACGACAGTGACTGCGTTGGTGTTATTGGTCCATAGTTTCATTTGGCCTGCCTTTCTATTTTGTGCATGAAGATCGGAGTCTGCTCACCTACATAAGATCCTGCAATGTTAAAATCGAAGTACTCCAAAGCCTCATCGTATTCCATCCCATCCTTCATGCAGGACTTCAGCACCAGGTCAGTATCGTAAATCGCACACAGCTTGCCACCGAATGTATTGCCAACCCCCAAGATCGCATCATCGAACCCATCCGCGAATAGGATTGTCTCAGCCTCCTCGCCAAAGTCTTCTAGGATCTGATCTCGTATGTTCACTCTGCCTCCAGCACTTCCTTCGCTATCAGTGCCGCTGCATCGACCATGGTTATGATCTGGATTAAATCAATTGCATGGCCATGAGAAACGCGATCTCTCTCAATGGCTAACTTATCGCGTGCGATCAGAAGCATATCGCGTGACCATTTAAGTCTGTCTCTGGCTTCTATAGTCATACTTTTTCAAAAGCTCCTGTGAGTAGGTTCAACACCCAGCCGTTACCATGAAACTTATCGTAGAGCATCTGGTTCATAATCCATGCTAGGGGTGAGGCATCGGTGTCCAGCAACCGCCCAGGCTGGCAGGCGTTAAGCTCCAGCATCTCGGCCAATGCCTTCACCTCCAGCCGTGCGTATTTGTAAATTGATTTCATGCGGTTTCTTCACCCACCACAGCGTCAAAGCCTTGCTCCTCGGCGTGGTAGGTGTTTGTTTGTACTCGAAGCCAATCTGGTTTAGCAATAGGTTTCTTGCCGGTGAAAGAAGTTTCTGTGAATAACACATTGTTGCCTGGCACACACGTCATCCGCCCATTGTGCAGGGCGATGAAATGGTGCGACTTAGTTTGGCTAGGTTCCAAGCTGTAGGCATCTCCATACGGCTCGGCGGTAAACATATAGCTTCCGCCCAACCACTCCTGCCTGCTTGCGATCCATACGTTACAGTCTAACTCCCGTAAGTAATCGTATTCGATGGTAGAGAAGTTGTAGCCAAAACAATCCCAGCGTTGTGCATCCCGCAGCTCCCACTTGTGGGAATGTCCTACCGAATCGTGGCAGATGGCAGACAAGGGCAAGCCTCGATACAACGCACCGCATTTGAGCATCACAGTGCAAGCCCAAGCTCGGTGTGGCACGCTGGATAACCCAAACCAAACCGCATCCTCCCAGCCCTGTACTTGGCCTTGGCTAATCACGGACTTGTCAACCGACACATACTGATGTCGGGGTAGGTTAGCTGCGTGAGTCATCGCCAAGCTGGTCCAGTTAACCAAGCTACCAACACCCAGCGTGTACCCCAGATAGGCGCACGCGCACGATGTTCTACGTATGACGGGAACCAGCAACCCGCGCCTTGATCTCGAATAAACCTTCCGCCAACCAAGTCAGCCTTAACTTGCAAGCCACCGCCAAGGTACTCGGAAGGATCGGACAGATTAACCACCATCGTCATCTTGCGATCCGATCCAGTAAACGTATCGTAGTGCCACCAAAACTGCTGGAGTGGATTGTACTTTAGAATTTGCAACTGCTGCACGCCCGTAATGTCGAAGCGGTAATGCTCGGCGTTGACAGCCGTTGTCAACTCATTGACTATCGAATAAAGCCACTTGTAGTGCGGAGCCATCGGAACCCAGCAGGATGAACAGCTACGCGCAAACGATCTCCTAGTCGTGCCATCCTTCTTCATAACAGTCGCACGCTTCATCCCGATTACCTCTGCATCTTGGCGCAGCATCATGCACTGGGTGGGTGTCAGCACATAGCGGTCTACTGCCGCCGTTAATACTTTTTGCTTAAACTCACTCACGGAATAATTGGATGATGTACTCGACCATCTTGATTGTGATGTAGGATGCCGTTGCCACTATAGATACGAACAAAGACATAAACAGCGTTGTCCACGCGAAGAAGGTGAACAGATCGCCCAAGAAGTTAAAGATGTGCGAAGTCATACTTCCATCATCCTCAAAAGTCGTGGCGTGTCGATGTTAATTCCACCAGCCCTGCACCACCACGTTACTGTACCATTCTTAAAATCGCGTAGCAGTTTGCGGATCTCGATGGTATTATTGTATTCGGGACATTCGTTTAGATCCCGCCCCGTGTAGCAAGGTATAACCTTCATCCCTTTCACCGCTCCCCTCCGGCGCAGCAACCGCAAGTCTTCAATGGCTCGCAGTGCCACCTCTCCCGCCAGTTGTCGCATTCTGTCATCACGATCTCCTCTGGTTAGTTGCGTGCTTCTCATTTCTTCTTACGTTGAGCCTTATGCCAAAGAGCGTACTCGTTCCACAGTTCGCAAGCCTCTTGCGCCGCTTCCAAAGTGTCAAACAAATCCTGCAACGGCGGAAAGTCAGTCGGCGGGCGCGATCCATAAAGTCGCGGACCAATGACGTTACCCGCCATCGTGTGTAGCCGAAAGCGACCACACTCCTCCACGACCTTAATCTCCGTCACCGCCCTAGCTCTTTCAGCTTGGCATCGTCAGCCGCAATCGTAGCTGCCAACTTATCCAAATCCCCTGACTGCCCAGCGTAGTGAATGATGTAGGCATCCTTGTGGCGGTCTAGGCCGTACTGGTCTTCCACACTGGTCATGCAGTTGTAGGCGGGATCTAAGCCCGACAGCGGTATGTCCCAGAGATGCGCTTGGATGTTCGCCCAGGTCTGCATCCCGAAGTGGTTTGGTACAGTACCCAGCGGGGGTAGGGATAGTAAGCCAACGTGCTTGCGCCGGATGGCAAACACGCCGAAGTTAAAGTAGTAGGTAGGCGTAATCGATCCGCCATACTGCGCGGCCAGCTTCTTCATGCCCTCCTTGCGGTCTAGGAAATCGCCTTCATCAAAGGCAATAAAGCCGTCATTACCCTCCTCCTTGGGGTTAGCAAAGTCATCGCAGTCTTTGGCCACAAGACAATCGCAGTCGATGTAGATGCACTGCTCGTAGCCTCGCCCCACCAGTATGTTTGCAAGGAGCGACTTGTTATAGTCCTTAGGGTCCATGACCGATCTGTTTATCAGAATAAAGTCGATCTCGTTGCGCTTGGCAAAGTCTTCGATGCGAGGTTGGGTGAGCGCAAGAACCTTATCCCACTCCGTCCCGAATGCCATCGTGACTACAGCGCGTTTCATTTTTTGACCAAGCCCTCCAACGCCTTCGTGATGACGTACTGAACCACTGCCTCTTGATCTTTCTTTAACCGCTTCAGCCCAAAGGCGTGCAGAGCCTTGGCCGTCTTATCGTCATAGGTTACGTCGACCAGAACTTGCTTGGGCGCAGGCCGTGCTTTGCCAAAAGTAATTTTGCCTAGATCCTTCATTTGCGTTTTCTCCTTTTTGGTTTTACTTCCTTCCAAACATCAAACTTGTCATCCAGCTCAACCGACCAAAGCATCAGCGTCTTGTATAGGCCGTAGCCAATCCCTAACCGCAAGATGGTGCGGCTGATGACATCCCCCAGCCAATACAGAACCCATGACAGAGCCAGCTTCATTTATCGCTGCAATCATAGTCTTCCCAAGTAACCCTCCCGCACCCCTTGATTGCCTCATCCCTAGTCTCAAAGGTATCGTAGTGCGACCAATCTTCCTGCCTGCCCTCACCAGCCTCGTCATTGTAAACCGCCCACTCTGGTTTGCCGTCATCATCAAACTCTTTCTTAATCCATCTCATAGTCGCGGAACCTCCTTCTTAATCTGTGCGAGCGTAAACAAGCACCGAACCAACGCACGCTCTAAATGGTCAGCCGCCGTCTCGCCGTTGTTGTCTGGACAAGGCGATGACTTATGCAATTGCATCTGCGCTGTGGCCAAGTGCCGGACGGCTCTGGCGATATGGTAATCGTGAGTTGGCCTATCCTTCAGCAACCAATCGCCGTAGTCGGATTTCAATGATCCCTTACCCATAACGCGCCACACTATGTCGGCGGCAGCATCACCCATCTCGGCTATAGTCGGCGCAGTCATTTGGCAAGACTCCGATAAACTTGGTCCAGCAATTCCTCTAGCCACAGTACGTCTTGTGGGTCGATCATAGCTTCATCCCTGGGGGTGTGTAGCCCTTAACCCAAGCCCACACCTTCTGCATCGCGCAGAAGGCAATACCAGCTTGGTAGAGTTCGTCTTCGTCCCACACCTTCGTTGTCAGCTTGGTAGCATCGTTTGACGCTAGGACCACCGACACGCAAGCGCACTGAGGATTCTCGCTTGCGGCTCGGTATGCCCAAAGCTGGGCGCAATCTGTATCGTAGAATGGATCGTACTTAGGATTAACCTTACGATTCTTTAAGTCGATGATAGCGTCACCAATACCGCGTAGCTTGACGTAGGCATCACACCTGCCCGCATACCCTCCGCCGACAAGACCCTTTTCGCACCAATACGTTTTCTCGATATTTTCACTTGCCCATTTTCTAAAGGTTTCGATGTAAGGTTTAAGGACCTCATCTGTGGAGCAAGCACGTCCCAAAAGGATGTTTTCCATTTCGGCGTGGATTGCTGTGCCATGTTCTGCGGCTTTCTTGGTTTGCGCCCTGCTGTCCTCAACGACCCTTCTTGCATATTCTTCGAGTGTTTCATCTTCCTCCTTTGGCAGAGTAAGCGCAGACTCTACGGCGGTAGAAATTTTCCATGCCGTCAGTTGGGGCTTCTCCAAAATTGACTGGACGCTAGTAACCGATGGCAACAATCCCATCTTGCGTGCGTCAGCAACAGTAGTGTTTCTTTCCTTCCCATTCTTCCCCAGAATAACGTGGGCAGATCGCCCCTCGGCATCATACCAGTGGCCGCTGCTTTCAACAGCGACCAATCTGGAATTAGCCGAGGAGCTATCCCACTTACTTGTAATAGTAAGTGCCATATAACCTAGAACGGAACTTGGTTGCCGTCTGCGTCAAGCTCGACCTTAGTGGCCGTAGACT